GAGCCGATCAGCAAGGACACTTACAGCTACCTCGTGGCCACGGGGTGTCTGGCTGATGCCATCAATTATCGGAACAGCCAGGCGGTCGGCCCCGAGCTTCCTCTTCCAGCGTGCGAAGCCCAGGTGGCACCGTTCCGTGGCCTTCTTGCGCGGGTCGGCCTGGGCCGTGGCCCAGGCCGAGACTTGTCTGGCTTCGCTCCGGCGTTCCGGGCTCAGATCGAGCGAACAGGTGCCTTTGACTCCAGCCCTTACCTGCCCGCTGTAGAGCAGGTAGACGCGGTCAATGCTTGGGCTGACTGTTGGGATGCCCTGCCTTCGGATCGGCAGTACGACCACCTGAACCGTCCTGTCCCGCCATCTCGGAACTGGTCGCGGCAGGTGCTGGCCGCTTCACAAACAGAGACCCTTGGCAAGGGTGAGACGGTCAAGCTCCCTTCCCGTCCCACTGTTGATGCCAGCGTTCGCGCTGCCACCAGCAAGAAGAACGAGAAGGAGGCCAAGGAGTTCCAGAAGATGATGGCCGACATCCGGGAACGGAGAGAGGACATCAACGCTCGGAACGAGCAGGAACGCATCGCTGCTGAGATCCGCCGGAAGGAAGCCGCCGAGCAGGATGAGATCAAGGGCTACGTCCGCGAATACTCGTTCGCCATCAACGAGGTGCTGCAGTCATCTCAGAAACTGCTGACCTTCCTCAAGAAGCTTTCGGGCATCAAGGGAACGCAGTACCTGGCTGAGATGCGGGCGTTTGATCTCGGTATCGTCTCCTGCCGGGATGACGTGCAGCGGTTCCAGCTCATGCAGGAACGCATCGGTGAGATCTTCAAGCTGGCATCCAGCTCGAACCCGCCGACCGGTATCGACATGGCCACCTTCACCGTGGAGGCGGAGTAGGACCAGGCCTCCGATTCCGCCTTTGCACGGCGTCCATCCTTACGGGCAGGACCGACCTGGCAGCGGCAGGGTAACAGGTCCCGCTCAATCAGCAGCCGCCACGACAACGCCCCCTTGCCAAGGGGGCTTTTCAATTTGTTCAGTTGATCTCTCGCTTGCAGAGTTCGTACATGGCGCGGCGCTCTTCAATGCCGTTCCAGCCACCGTTGATGCGTTTGCAGCAGGCGTCGAAGCCGTCCTGCTGACAGACCCGTAGCAGGTTTGCACCTTGGATCCAGCTGATAGCGATCTGGAACGGGTAGTGATCAGCAGTCCAGTCGGTGCCGATGGTTGTGATCTCAGGTGCCCAGATGCCACGCTCAGCTTTAAGCCATTTCTGGAACCGTGTGTGGTGGGTGCGTCCGGTCACCTGCAGGGGGCCGCAGCCACGGAAGCGTGGGCCATCCCCGGGTTGTGTGTTGCCCAGGTCGCTACGCCCCTCGAGGTAGTAACCCGGGTCGATTTCTTTCATATATATGAATCGCCCTGACTCGACGAGTAGGTTCGCCATCAACATGCGGAAGGCGTCCACGTCCTGATCGAACCCGGTTGCCTCGAGCATTTGGTTGAAGTCGTCGCAGAAATCGTCCCCGAACGACTCGGCGTCGAAACCAGTCAGACGACTCATGAGGTCTGATGTGACCAGACAGCCATGAGGCTTTGGGGCAGGGGGTGCCTCCTCGCGGTACTTCTGAACCCAGGGGGAGTCAGGTTCAAGGAGATGTGGTGCGTCTTCGAGGATCAGCTGACGCAGGATCTCAACAGCAGTGCGTTGTTGAGGTTCGTCTTCGTAGAAGAGGAAGAAGTTGCGGAAGCCCTTTTCGTCCAGCATCAGTCGGTGTGGCAACAGTTGCAGGCTGACAAGTTATGGGCAGCGAGGCAACCCGCACCTTTAGTTGACATGTGTCAGTAGCCTCGGGAAACCGGGGCTTTTTTAATGAGCCAACAGATTCCACTCCCTCAGTTCATCACCATGTTGATGAGGGAGTTGAGCATGGCGGATGCGCCAACACCTGTTCAGCTACAGCTGGCTGAGTACCTAGAGAAGGGTCCCAAGCGCAGGGTGATCGCTGCATTCCGTGGCTGCGGCAAGAGCACCCTCGCAGCCATGTATCTGCTGTGGAAGCTGTATCACGACCCCGATGAGAAGTGCTTGATCATCTCGGCGTCGATGAGTCGCTCAGAGGCCATGACGGCCTGGCTGCTGCAGACCATCAGCCGGGTGCCATGGCTGAAGCACATGCAGCCCGATAGCCATGACGGGCGCTATTCCAAGATCAACTTCGACGTTGGCACCTGCGCTCACATCGAGCAGAGCCCAAGTGTCCGCGCTGCGGGAATCACAGGTCAGATCACTGGTTCTCGTGCCAGCACGATCCTGGTTGACGACTGCGAGACCCCGCAGACCTGTCTGACTCAGGTGCAGCGAGAGAAGCTGCGGAATGCCCTGAACGAACTGGAGGCCATCCTCAAGCCGGGTGATCAACCCGAGATCGTCTACCTGGGCACACCCCACAGCAGCACGGACTCGATCTACTTCGCCCTGCAGCGGGACCTTAATTACCAGCTCAGGATGTGGCCGGCGCGGGTGCCGTCGGATGTCACTCCGTACAAAGGAGCTCTGGCTCCGTTGATTCAGAACCGGGTTGGCATTGCCGATGGCCGGCCAACGGACACCCGCTTCAGCGAAGAGGAGCTGATGCAGCGGGAGCTCAGCATGAGCCCGATGCAGTGGCGGCTGCAGTTCCTACTCGACGCCACCCTCTCCGATGTGGAGCGGTATCCACTGCGTTGTGGAGACCTGATGGTGACAAGCCTGGACCAGCACCTGCCTGAGGTTGTGGTCTACGAAAAGGCCCGGTACACCCAGCTCGATGACCTGCCCTGCGTGGGCATGGCGCACGATCCGGTCTTCTACCGCCCGTCCCGAATGGACGGCAGCATCCGATCGGAGGAAGTGCCCACCGTCATGGCCCTCGATCCTTCGGGCGGGGGAGCTGACGAGTTCGCCTGGGCCGTAGTTAAAGCATGGGCTGGCAACTACTACCTGATGGAGTCAGGTGGTCGTCTGGGGGGCGTTGGCGAGAACTTGTGGGTGCAGATAGCGAAGACCGCGAAGAAGTTCGGGGTCAACGAGATCCTGGTGGAGACGAACTTTGGTGGCCTGGAGGTCTACTCCCAGTTGCTAAAACCTTTCCTTGTGAGGGAGGGAGCGCAGTGTCGGATTGAGCCGATCCGCTCCAACCAGAGGAAAGAGCTGCGGATCATCGACACGTTGGCTCCGGTGCTGCAGACCCACCGGATGGTGGTGGATCGGCGCGTGGTGGAGAACGACGCGGACCTGATCAAGCGGGCAGCGGACGAGCGCAGTGCCAGCTACTCGCTCTTCTATCAAATGACCCGGTTGACCCATGACCGGGGCAGCCTGCTGCACGATGACCGCATTGATGCTGTGGCCATGGCGGTGGCCTGGTTCCAGGAGCAGGCAGCTCAGGACCAGATGGTGCAACGTCAGGCCCGGTCAACGGAACTGCTGGAGGCGATGTTCGAGGACGACCTGGGCCACGTGGTCATGGACGCTCAACGGATGGCCCTTGGTATGTCGCTTGAGCAAGCACGTGCTTCTGATGTGAGCACTGCATCGTGGATCTGACAAGATGCAGTGGAGGGACCATGGCGGAATTGGTAGACGCGCCGCACTTAAAATGCGTTCCCCGTTAGGGGGTGAGGGTTCAATTCCCTCTGGTCCCACTCCTCATCAGTCGGGGGTCATGGTCATGAGGCGCTCGAGCTCCTCAGCTGTTGGCATCGACGCTTGAATGTCACGCAACGGTACGGATGCATCGACAGTTGATGTGATGCTGTTGTCCTTCAGGAACCTCATTGCACGATCAACTGCAGCAAGTCTCTCGCGTGGATCTTCTGCATTTAATTGCTCAAGTAGCTCTCTACCAACCATCCCGTGCAGTTGAGCCAATAAGTCTTCCGAAGCGCGTGACATAGAGATACCCTTTGATCAGTTGACACTAGTCAAGCAATGGGCAAATCCAAGGGCAAGCCAGGCTGCAAGGGCGGCGGCAAGAAGTGACCGCTTCATACGGCCGGCCTGGGGTCAGCCCAGTCCAGGCGCTATTCACTCCCAGTAAGCCAAACCAGCTGCAAGCCTCAAACTCGCAGCAGGTCAACGTCGGCCCCAGCGGCCGTTTCGTTGATATGAGCAGCCCCGAAGTTGCGGGGATCAATGCTGGCAAGCCTTTCGCTGAGATCGCCAGTTTGCTCAAGCAAGTTGGCGACGTAGGAGTTAAGGCAGCAAAGCTCTACGTCAAAGATCAAGTCCAGGAAGAGCTGGGCAAGGTTGCATCTCAACCCGAGATGCTCGACGCCTATCGCAAGGGTGATCAAGAGGCCCGCGATTGGATCAGTAGCTTCCGGCCTCAGACCCAGAACTTGGTCAACGAGGCCGCGGCCACTGCCTCTGTTAGCCAGTACAACGACACCCTGCTGGCTCGTACTCAGACCAACGGGATCCTCAAGAGCCCGTACAGCTCAGAGGAAGCCCGCACCGCTGAGCTAGCCAGGAT